ATAATCCGCTTCTTTAACGGGTAGCTATGTCAACCCCGTATTCTGCTGCGGGATATCTTGGTGCTAAAGCGGGGCTAGATGCAACTCAAAAAGTAGCGGCGATCGCGAACGCAACACCCGTAAATAAAATGGGAGCTATTCTTGAATAGACAGACAGACGAAGCTGATCGGAAACCCTATCATAACCTGCATTTACGAATGACATATACATCAAATCAACTCCATATCACCAATATTATGGTCATTCATTCATTCATTCTTTCTTTCTTTCTTATTACAGTAAAATGAGTTTCCGAGTGTGAATCGAAATATTTTCGACAATAAGTTTATAATAGTATATTTATATCTGTACACATAGATATACTATTTATTCTTTACGCGAGTCAATGACAGTAGAAGAAGAAGAGAACCGCGTAGTAGTACCGAAAATGGTTTTTATTGTACCATATAGAGATAGAATATTACAGAAGGATTTTTTTATAAGACACATGAAGTATATTTTGGAGGACATACCCGAAGAAGAATACAAAATATTCTTTTTACATCAATGCGATACGAGAGATTTCAACAGAGGTGCAATGAAAAATTGTGGTTTTTTAGCCATAAAAGATATGTATCCAAATGATTATAAAAATATAACATTGATTTTCAATGATGTGGATACATTACCTTACGTGAAAAATTTCTTCAATTATGGAACGACAAGAGGTATAGTCAAACATTTCTATGGATTTACGTTTGCTTTAGGAGGTATTGTATCGATTACAGGAGGGGATTTTGAGTTGATAGGTGGTTTTCCTAATTTCTGGGGATGGGGATATGAAGACAATCTGATACAAAAAAGAGTATTAGCGAATAAGTGTACAATAGATCGTAACACATTTATTCCAATATTGGATAAAAATATGATTCATCTTTGTGATGGGAAGTTTCGTACAATTCATAGAAATGAATATACACAATTCCATAATAATACAAATGAAGGTTTTCAAAGTATTGTTGATTTACAGTATAACACAAATGATGTCATGATTAATATTACAAACTTTAGTACAGGAAGAAAACCGAATCCGATAGACCGTAGACATAAAGATTTATCAAAAGGGAGTCCATTTTCGAAACGGAATCCATTGATAGGGATGAAATTAAACAGATAAATGACTTCCTTCAATAATCTTATATGTGATACCATATTCTGTACTGCTTTCCCATATTCCCGAAATTTTGAGTATAACATTTATATCTCTCACATTTATTTTGAATTTTCTACATTTTAAGTGTTTTGTTATAGAGTATTTTGCCGTTTTATTTTGTATTTTCAGGAACTTGCAATAATTATCTAAAATAGTAGATTCTAAGTCGTTCATCGCTTTCAAAGTTTCATTTGATTTTTCGAATGGTAAATCGAAATAAGTGGCATTAAGTGTAAAAAATTGGTGAGTATACACGACCTTTGTGAAAATTCCTTCTATTACGATATTTGGTTTTGTATCTGAAAAATAAAAATTATCTTTACAATATGTATTTAAGTCTAAAACACATACATACATTTCGTCTTGATATATGTTTATAATAGGCTTTAACTTATTTCGCTACTATTTTATTCTACTGTGAATAATATATACAGTAATAAAAAATGAATAGTAAACGAAATCAGGCAATTAACTGGAAAGGAAAAACGTTCTCTCAAATAACGACTATTATAAAACGGAATGAGATGTCAAAAGATAATGATACAAATATTTTCAGACAAATGCCTATAAAACATTATCGTAAAGAAATTGCATCAATAGATGATGCCAATTGTAATCCTCGATCATCTCAGAGTCAACTTCGTGATTTTGAGACACCAGGTGGTAGTATTGTAAAAGCGAATTTTGATATAAATGGGGGTATAGTGTCTCATAATAATGGAAATGGTTTAGGAAATACACTGGATATTAATTACAGTGAGTCAAAAAGCGCAAGACCTTCTTGTAAGTCGTGCAGTGAACAATTTAAAGGGGAAAAAATTAATGATATGAGGTCATTGTCTCAAGAAGACAATGCACGAAGGAGGGTTCGTAGTAGTGGTATGGACCGTCCTAGATATGGAGAAAACTCAATTCAAAAGAAGTATTATAGTAGTACATCGGAATACTTACATAGTCGTAATAAACAACATAGTCAGAATCAATTCCATAATTTACAGGGGGCATATGATGAGAATAATGCAAGTACAAACAAATATCGTACAAATACATTGGTACAATGTGGTGATGGAACCGCTAATTATGTACCAGTACATTACAAACCTAATAATGCAAAATTCGCTCAACAAGGTGCAGTCGATTCCAGTTCACGATTAGCACGTTTGAAACTAGATACAATAACCAATTCGGGCGCCACCTATCGGGTAGCGTTTGACAAGTATGGTGCAGGAAATGCGACGGCAAATGCTTTAGCATATGGTGTTCCTGCGAATGGTTATACAATCAAGGATAAATTGGGTTATCCTAATAAAAGTACCCCGATTGTAAAAACGTGTAGTAGTAACGGAGGTCCTCGTATGTACTGTAGTAAAACGCGATAATTTATTTAAATAATTGTATTTATAGGAATATGAAAACGATTACACCAGTCCGTACATTTTTTGATTTCATACATAGATGGTCGTCTTATGTGATTATTTTTTTCTTTATTTCGAAATGCGTTATCTCTATCCATTTCAAAATAGTTTATTTTTTGGTGTATAAATTCTAGTCGAGATTGATTCAATATAGAATTAATTTCTTCTATTTTGTTGATGAACATGGCTGGTATATTTACTTTAAGAATTCGTTTTAATTGTATAGCATCGTTCATTTTACATATTTGTATGAATAGTGAATTAAGATGTGCGAGTGTGTGGTTATCAGTACCGTAAAACCCTTTACAAATGATATATCGTGAACTAGATGATAATGAAGTTACCGTAGGTTTAATAAAAAACGTTTTTTCGTAAAAAGAAGAAATCAAATAAACGACATCAATTGATAATTCAGTAAAACAATCACTTAATTTTAAAATAAGGTTTCCGCAATATCTTTGTACGTTTAATGCAATAATAAAATACAACAATGTTTGTCTTACAATGCTATATTCATCGTGATGTTCATTAAACGCATCGATGGTTATATATTCCATTTCTATATTAGCATAAGTTACTTTTTGCAAAATGTCTATAGGTTTGGTTTGATTTGTATAAAAGTGATATTGGTCTTTATTATTAAATCGTTTCCGTAAAAACATATTTGCTTGATGATATTGTACAGTATTTTCGGGGTCACCAATGTATAAAAAATTAATATGATCCCTTTTGCGATGTGGGGTTATTGTTGTTGGTTTAAAAACGGCGTCATTACTTAAATGTAGTACATTGAAAATTTCAATAAATTCAAAAAAATGAATATTTACTGGGGTTTCTTGAAAATTTTTTTTTTTGTTGAATGTAATGTCCGTTAATATAACGGGTACGGTATAAAAATGTTTCAAGAAATAAATCGGTACGAATAAATAGGTGAACAAGTTACAATCAATAAGGATAGCATTGTTCAATACTTTTTGTTTCAATTGTATCAAATACTTATGTAGAGTTAATGATATTATTGGTTCATTACGGTTATTTATATTACACAATGATAACTGAAGTGGATTCTCATTAAATGATAGATTTGCTCTAGGGAATGTGTAGAACACAGTGACATTTTGTCTATTTAAATTTTCGTTATGTTTTGGCATAAAAAATATAAAACTACTCTAAATATTTTTTACGTGATATGTTTATATTTATTATTCAAATGAATCAATCGTATCAGGTATCAGTATCTTCTTCTAATGTGATTTTCTTTTTTGAAATCTTTCGACATAGTGCGAGTGTTCCAGACTCAGACTCATTGTGTTCCCGACTATTATCATTTTGTTCTAGGTTATTATAGTTCATCAATGTTGTTTGAGGGATGTCTCTCATTTTTTTAAATATAAAATAGCGATTCAGGAATGATATTTGCATTTCTGCTGTTGTCATTTTCGGTGCGAGACCATATTCATTCTTTTTCAAACGATTTTGCGTTTCTATATCTTTCAATTCGGATTTCATAGTAGTGAACATATCTTTGAATGAACCAGTGGATGATTTTAGTCCCATTGTCTCCAATTCTGTCGCGGTAAGTGTTGCGAACCCATAATTTTCAAGCATTCTTGTAAAATATTCGAATGATACTAAATATTCTGGGAAGACGTGCCCAATACTTTCTTGATATACATCCACACGCATACCCACACTGGTTTCATCATTTGGGAATGATTGTATTGTACGATTATATTGTTTTTTAATGTCACATAATATTCTACCATCTTTCTCAATATGAAACGTTCCACTTTCGTTTTGTAGTGTATCAAATACTTTTTGACCATCATAACAAGTTCCTATAAAGTATCCATTTAATCTTGTACATTCAGACACATTTCGTAAGAAAGAATGTAATGTAGCATTTGATTCGAAGAAATAATGCAAAGCGAATTGACACGAACTGATATGAAACCCTTCACGTGCGATACCGTGACGGAATACGTATGTAGATTGTGCTGGTAATGGATTCCCTTCTCCGAATATAGACCTTACTAATTGTTTATGAAGAGTATCTTGAAATGCCGCTGCTTTTGTACGGATATTTAACCCACTATTTCCAGGTAAGAATAATGCGCGTAATTTCATTCGTTTATGTTTTTTCCTTTGTTCAATGTATCTTAAAGACGCGTTATCTTTTCCAGTAATGACATTATCTGGACTGAGGTCAATTCCTAAAACAAATCTTATATCACTATATTTCCATTTGAGAAGGTCCCCCCCCGCACCCACAGAATAGTCGATCAAATAGACTTCTTCTATATTTGCGGAATTCTGTAGAAATTTGGCGGTAGAAGAAATTAATTTATTTTTAATATACATATTATGGAAATTACGCATAGCTTCGGTATGTTTTGAACTTTTTTCTTTTACGGCATAGTATTCCGACTCTTCAACTACGACATCATTAAGTAGTTCTGTTCCTGAAATAATATTTTCAGTTACAGGTTCATGTATAGAAAGCCAATTACTATTTGCGACTGTATGAAAATTTCCATAGTCTTTTCTTCCAGACGATGATCGCAATATCTCCGTTTTATCGTGACGAACACGGATAGGTACCCATTTCCAAGGGCCTTCTTTTGTGTCATCGTCTTTGGCATATCTGAATTCAACAATGGTTAAATCATCAAATACTTCAGGTGTTGCGTCGTGCTCAACGGGTACTGTACGCATTTGCATGTCTTTATCAAGTGGAATATAACATAAATAAGCAGTAGGATCATACGGTGTATTTGGTTTAAATAGTCTAGGTACAGACGTCGCGGACGAGTCGTGTTGATCTGATGGTGGTATAGTATCAATCTTATCTTCCAGAACTTGGCCAAATATATTTCCGTTTAATGAGTCTATATTCGATTTACTAGTAACGTGTAAGTTTACGACTTTGTATGCAATCGCGGATGACATCATATTTTGCGAGTCGTGAATGATATGTTTTATAACGTCTTTATTCTCGTTTTTTTGTGTAACAACATAAAAGTCAATTGTATTGAACTCGGGTGGTTTCCATTTATAGGATAGTTGCCAAGTGAGTTTTACGGGGGGTGATGCCACCCCAGATTTATTACTACCTACTCCTGTAAGCATAGGTGTAAATATTAGTCCATCTGTCTCATAATCATAAGAATGTTTTTGGTCTATTAATTTTTTACAGGCGTCAAATATATTGGATTCTGAAACGAATTGTTTTACTTGAACCCGAAATAGACATGAAGTATCGGTAGTTTTGTTAATAGACTGTACATTCATCATTGATACAAATGTCCTTAATAAGGGCAATCGATATTGAGTTTCTAATCTCTCATCTGTATGTCCGATTGCCTCAGTCATTTGTTGTTCTTCTAAGATATCGTGTACAGGATAAAATGGCATAGGTCGAACGTGTGGGTCTTTTCTGCTAACAATATAATAAATATCAAAAGCCGCATACAAGAATAATAATTTATTATTTTTGCCTGATAA